ATGGGTTTAATAATTGGCGTAGGCAACACGAAGCCTACATTTCCCTACGATTACTACTACGGCGTAAAGATTAACACAGCCGTAGCAGACACAACGCTGGAGCGCGTAGGACGTTCGGAACTTCACGCTTCGCTACCCGTTCAGTCACGGATGCGCCGCTGTCTTCTTAACGACGAAGGCGCGGTAGTTACTTACCTTCACGCAACCGACAGCACGAAGACGGACACAGGAGCAGCCGCCGACCTTACAGGAGCAAGCGGCATGGTTATGGTGGAGATACCCGAACACTACCGAAAGTTTGAGTTCGACGGCACGAACTTCCTCGCGCTTATTTCCGCTTACCCTTTGCCCGGCTTCCACAAGGTACGCAAAGTTTACCGTTCAGCCTACGAAGCGACCGTAGAACGCGCTACCAACAAACTCGCCAGCGTGGTAAACACCACAGCCGCTTACAGAGGTGGAAACAATATGGCAGGTTGGGATGATACCTACCGAAGCCTTTTAGGGCGACCAGCAACAAGCATCAGCCTAACAAACTTCCGAAAGTACGCAAGGAACAGGGGAACGGCAGGACTTAACGGCGTGGGTTGGAATTGCGACCTATACGAAGCGCAACTTAACACATATTGGCTTCTCGTCATTGAGTACGCACAACTGAACTGCCAAACCGACTTTACGGCGGAACTAACCAGCGAAGGGTACAGACAGGGCGGTTTAGGTGTAGGAGTAACCACGCTTGATGGCGGCAAGTGGAACACGTTTAACGGCTATAACCCGTTTGTGCCTTGCGGTATTACCAATTCGCTGGGCAACGCTACGGGCGTAGTAACCTACACCATGCCAACGGAGTATAACGCTATAGCCGTAACCGTTAGCGTACCTTCCTACAGAGGTATTGAAAACCCGTTTGGGCACGTTTGGAGTTGGACGGACGGCGTACACGTCGCAGTACAGAGCGAAGCGGACGGCGCAAAGTCTTTGTTCTACAGGGCGACCGACGACAACCCTGCCAACTTCCAAGACAGCAACTATAACGGCTATACCCAGCGCGGCGAACTTCCAAGAAGTAACGGCTACATTAAGCAGATACTTTGCGGAGAGTTTGGCGACAATATGCCGAAGGCTATAGGCGGAAGTTCTACTACCTACTTTTCCGACAACTTCTATACCAACGTACCAGCCAGCGGCGTAGCCTTAAGGGGCGTGTTATTCGGCGGTTCGGCGTTTGCCGGCGCGGCTGCTGGGCTTGCGTGTGCGAATACGCTTAACGCCCCATCGAATACGCCTTCGTCTGTCGGCTCTCGGCTTTGCTTTATACCCGAAGCGTAGAACGACCGCGACGGCAAAAAGCGTAATAACGACAACGCCCCAGCCGCCGCGCCATAATTGGCGGCTGGGGTCATTCTAAAACCAAATAAAGAGACAAAACAATGAACGAACAGAACCAGCAGCAGGATGACGGTAGCCTATCTTTCCTTAACATTCCGCAAGACGAGACAAACAAGCACTTCAACTGCAAGGAAACAACCCAGCAGCAACTAACGAACCTCACATTTTGGGTTTGCGACTACATCGAGAACGTAAAGACGAAGTTCGGGGCGGAAAGGTTTTTAGTCAAGATTAAGCACCTCGACGATGTGCCAATACCGCCCAACCACGACAAGGACGAAAAGTTTTTCACGAACAGCAGCGAAATAAAGTACGTTCTTAAGGAGATTAAGAAACGCAACAAATTTCCGCGAAAGGTTACGATGAGAGCCAGCGGAACGCGCTACTACTTCGAGTGACACAAGAATACGGTTGTTTGTTCTAAGGGCGTGTTTTTCGGCGGTTCGGCGAATAACAGCGCGGCTGCTGGGCTTGCGTGTGCGAATACGAATAACACCCCCTCGAATACGAATACGAATGTCGGCTCTCGGCAATACTGATTTAACAAAAGATAGAGCAATAACGGAACAAAGACCGCGCCGATAACAAGGCGAAAAATAGTAACCATTTAACGGGCTTTGGTAGGGGCAACCCGAAGAAGACCACTAAATCAGCAAAGCAAAAGAATGAAGCGAATAGGCAACCTATACGGCAAGATTATAAGTTTGGAGAACTTGCGGCTTGCGGACGAGAACGCCCGTAAAGGCAAGTTGAATACTTATGGCGTAAAGTTGCACGACCGCAACAGGGAAGCCAACCTCATTGCTTTGCACGAAGCACTGAAATCAGAAACTTACAGGACTTCGGAATATAGCACATTCACTATTTACGAGCCGAAGGAACGGATAATTTCCCGACTTCCATATTACCCCGACAGAATAGTACACCACGCTGTTATGAACGTGTTAGAGCCTATATGGCTTTCGGTATTCACGGCAGACACCTATAGTTGTATAAAGAAACGTGGCATACACGCGGCGGCAAGGAAACTACGGCGAGTTATAGACAAGAATAGGCAAGGCTGTAGATATTGCCTAAAGATTGACATACGGAAGTTTTACCCTTCAATAGACCACAGCGTATTAAAGTCTATAGTACGGCGGAAGATAAAGGACGCACGGCTACTCAACCTTTTAGACGAGATTATAGACAGCGCGGAAGGTTTACCGATTGGTAATTACTTAAGTCAGTATTTGGCGAACCTCATACTTACATATTTCGACCATTGGGTTAAGGAAGTTAAGAAGGTTCGGTATTATTTCCGATACGCGGACGATATAGTAGTATTGCACAGCGACAAGAAGGTACTGCGCGAACTTCTTGCAGAGTTTGAAACCTATTTAACCAAGAACGTGAAGTTAAAGGTTAAGGGTAATAAGCAGATTTTCCCTGTAGCAGTAAACCACCGCGACAAGCACGGGCGCGGCATTGACTTTTTAGGTTTTGTATTCTACTTGAACGAGACACGGCTACGGAAGCGTATAAAGCAAAATCTTTGTCGGAAGTGTGCCAAGCTTCTAAAGCGGAAGAACCCGTTAGGCGCAAAGGACTTCTTACAGGCGATAGCGTCATGGTGGGGCTGGTGCAAGTACAGCGATTGTAAGTATTTTATTCAAAAGTTAAACAACAAATTAGCATCGAATTATGAAATCAAATTCAAACATTCGACCAGCAGCCATCGAGCCGCTGGGTAACGGCGCGTACCACTACAACTACAACATAGTGGAGCGTCAAGAGATAGACCCCGAAACGGGGGAAGTTAGAACCGTTTACGACTACGACACGGTTAAAGTGTGGAACGAACCGACCTACGCGAAGTTGGTAAAAGCGGTTATCCGCAAGAGGTTGGACGAAACGCAGGAGTTCAATATCATCAACGAGTATAACGCTGGTGTGTTGGGAGTGATTACCGACAAGGCGGCGAAGGACGAAGCCACGCAAGCCTACAAAGACTACCTTACATTTTTAGCCGAAACAAAGGCTATGGTTAAGAAGGATTTGGAAGCCGAAGCCGCAGGAAACGACTAAAGAAAGGAGGTACTATGGGCGAATATGTTAAAGTTTTTTTTGAAGGGTTGTTTTCCTACGGTTCGCGCCTTTTACTGTTTTTAGTAGGCGCGGTTTGGGGATTGGTAGAACCTACCATTCCCTTTGCTGGCATTTGCCTTTTTGCCATTCTTTTGGATTGCTTTACGGCGTACCGATTGGGGAAGCGCGTTAAGAAGTTGAACCCAAACGCAACGGCAGACGAAGCCAAGTTTAGGAGCAACTACGCCCGTCGTATGTTCTACACGCTTTGCATCATCTACGCTTGCACCGTTTTGGGGTGGCTTATTGATACCTATATGTACCCATTTGTGGACTTGTATTTAGCGAACTTCATTAGCGGCGGTTTTTGTTTGGTACAATTACTTTCCGTTTTGGAGAACGAAAGCAGTTGCAACGACGCACGATGGGCTAAGGTATTGCAGAAAGTATTAGTAAACAAGGCGGTACGTCATTTAGACATCAGCGAAGCCGACTTAACAGGAAAGGAACAGGACGATGGCGGACATTAAGATTTTAGCACCCTTCATTTTGAGTTGGGAAGGCGGATTTTCCAACCACCCCAACGACAGGGGCGGAGCGACTAACAAGGGCGTAACTATTGCGACGTGGAAAGCGCAGGGGTATGACAAGGACGGCGACAGCGATATAGACGTAGCCGACCTAAAGTTACTTACCGACGAAGACGCGGTAAACGTCGTAATGAAGCCGCACTTTTGGAACAGGTGGAAAGCCGACCAGATACGAAGCCAAAGCGTCGCTAACATTTGCGTCGATTGGGTATGGGGGAGCGGAAAGCACGGTATTACGGAAGTTCAGAAGTTGCTGGGCGTGAAGGCAGACGGCATCGTAGGCGCACAGACTTTGGCAGCGTTGAACAGCCGAGAGCCGCGCCGACTTTTCGCCGACATCAAGAAAGCGCGTGTTTACTTCATTCAGAGGATTATCAAGCGCAGCCCAAGCCAAAAGGCTTTTGAGAAAGGCTGGATGCGCCGCCTTAATTGCATTAACTACGGTAGCCTGACTTTGAACAGGAGCAAGAATGCCGTACTAACATTTCAAGACGTATGAAGAAAGTAACATTTGCTTTGCTTCTTGCGTTCCTTCTTTTGGGTTTGTGCGGTTGCAAGACCAGCCGCGCAACCCTTAAGACGGACACCAAGCAGGAGATACGGCAGACGGAAGTAACAGACTCCAGCCGTACAGAGAAGGCAACGACAAGCAACCGAACAGAAGCCGCTTTGTCGAGTAGCGAACAGAAGAACGTAGTTATAGCGTTTGAGGAATGGGAGTATTACCCGGTACCCGACGACACAACTACGGGCGAAAATTATGCGCACAATTCCTCGAATTTTATACGCACGAGCAAAGCGAAGGAAGACAAGCCGCCCAACGCTGGCAGCGTGAAGAAGCACAGGAAAGGTACGATTACCATTAACGCCGACAGGCAGACCGAGCAGAACACCACGCAGACAAAAGAAACGGCTACCGACGTACAGGAAGCCAGCGACACCAAGAAGACAACCAAGCAAGCCACGAAGGAAAAGACAGCCAGCACCGAGCAGAACGGAAAGGGTAAAGGATACGTTTGGCTTATTGTAGGTTTGCTTTGCGCCGTCTTTTTAGCAGGTATTGGTATTTGGTTCGCGCGAAGGCATTAG